TAGCTCTAGGGTCTGTCTTTGGTACTCTATCACTTGGCTCAAGAACAGTTGACCTAAGAAGTCTTGAGAAATCCATCTGCCTCTTAGGAGTGCTGTCAAAGCCTTCTTGTACAGTGTTGCCTTTAGATTTGGGGTTAAAATAATTAAGCACAAGTTCATTCTGTGCCTTAGTGAGAAAAACACTTTTCTCATATTCATTCAAGCCAGGAGCTTGATTGCTTGTAATAGAATTGTATAGAATATCAAACTGATCACTAAATTCCTGTGCTTTCATACTGTTATTTTTAAGTGAAAATGGGTATATCATAGTGCAGTTCTATGATATACCCTCATAGTATTATTGTTTAAGTGCTGCCTCCAAGGAATACTTAAGCTCCTGCCTCTTAATAGAGCTGATGTATTTAGCTGCATTGTTAAGAGTACTTTCCTCATTAAGCTCACAGAGTGCAGAGCCATCTTTTCTAAGATAGTAGGCATCATTCTTCATTCCAATAATACCTGCCTCAACACACTTCTTAATAAGCACCTTGTAAGGCAAAAGTTTATCAGTTACTGTGCTTAAGAACCTACGTGGTGATTCTTGAATCCAGTCATTAACCTTACCTTGCAAGTAGTCAAGCTTGACACTTGATGAAATAGGCCTTCCCTCAAGAATCTCAATAACAACTCTAAGAGTATCTTTATCCTCAGAAATCTTACCATACTGCATATAGCACTTCATTCTGACATCCATCTTGCCTAAGTTCATCTTGGTCTCTGCATTCTCACTGATAATGACAAACTGATAGGTTGCCTTTGGTTTATCTTCCAATGCCTGTAGTGAAGGTGCAATAAAGTCCTTGTTAGCAAGCAGTATCTTGTATTTTATATAGTCTTCTGGGACACTGAGGTCAAGGTAGTTATTTTGCTTACGTAAAGTTACTTTGCCAATACCTTGTGGATTGCTGTCATCCCAGAAGTTGTTTTCTCTCCTATAAACAGACAAGGCATTGTATTCCAAGCCCATTGCCTGTTCCAAATAAGTCTTCTCTTCATTTGTCAACACATTGACAAACATATTGGTGGAACTAAGACGTGGTACTACAAAGCTTCTTGTAGCTCCATCTGCCATACCACCATAGAGAATATGGTTCTTGTTTTGTATTGCCATTGAAGGATGTGGAATAAACCTTACAATGACCTTCTCATTCCTAAGACAGTTCTTAGCTTCCTCAGTGCTTACATGCTGTACAGAAGGAGCATTCACTGAAGCCTCTTTCTTTGCAATGTTTTTCTTAACCTCTGTCAAAGGAAGCTCCTGCTCAATATCATCAAGTACAATATTGTCAGAAGGCTTTTCTTCTACTACTTTCTTTGCCATTATACTTCTTCTTTTTAGTTAGTTTCTTTTTTAAATAGGATAGAAGTGGAAGGCATATTCCCTCCACTCCTAACCTTATAATATTAACCCTGCAAAATAGAGGGTATCAAGCTCATTGTTCTTGTTGGGTCAAGCACACAGATACCAGTAGTGGTCATCTTGTGAATCTCTGCACTGTCTTCATCAGTAGAGGCATTTTGATTGCCCATTTGTCCTGTGAAAGGATTTCTTAAGCCCCACAGATAGCTTGTATAGTCACCTACCTGACCCTTGATACCTACTTTGAAGATATTGGGCTGATCCATACTACCAATATCAAAGATGTCAAACCTATAAGAGGAAGCCAATCCACCAAGAGGATGTGCTATCTTATTGCGAACTGGGTCATCATACATGCTGTCAACCTCAACCTTTACTGTAACACCATTAGGTGCCCTAAATTCTACAAACTGGAAGCCAGCAGAGAGTGCATTCTTGTGAAGGTTAGATTGAGTTCTCTGCACAATGCCAAGGTTATCACCATTAAGAGTAAATGCCTGCCAGCCACTCACTGTATTGAGTACAGCCTTATGGAAAAGCATTGCACCATACTCACCTGTCCTTATGAGGAAGGTTCTGTCACCAAAACCAAGCTTTGCAGCAGAAAGCTGATACAAAGCATCCTCAATCAACTTAAGAGAGAAGGTATTATAATAGGTTGTATTGGCTACCTCCATCTGTTCATAAAGACCAGCACCAGCCCTAATAACCTCACCACTCTTATCATAGTTAAGGTACTCACCTTGCATGTTGCGGTTGCTTCTACCAAAGGCAAGAAGTTTGTTCTTGTAGTCACTCCACTCCTGCTCAAGCTGCCACTGCTCATAGTGCATCCACATAGACATGACTGTATGCTTGCCAGTCCTTTCATCAACTACAGGAATACCAAATGCAATCTTCTTGTTAAGCATTGCACCACCAACCTTGTCTTTAATACGTATGGTAGTAAACTCATTGCGCATTGCCACAGGGCTTGCATAGTGGACACCACCAACACCTCTTGACAAGTCTCTGCTTACAGGAGCATACTCAATGGAGAATCTCTTGCCAGCAACAAGCTGCTCAGCAGGAATACCATCTGTTAAGCCACCGTAAGTTTCGCACTTATACCAATTTTGTTATCCTATAGGCTATTTATCCTATAGCTCTTATGCTTTGCCATTGCATAAGTTCGGAGTACATTTTAACCCTCATAAATAGTAGGGTCTGGACACTCTTGGAATTATTATATTCTATGTTTTTAATAAAGCCTTACGATTTCTCTCAATAATAATACCATTCTCTTTCAAAACTTTTGATATATATCTTTTAAAAGTATGGTATAATTTGATTAAATCTTGAATATTACATCCTTCTTTATATTTACTACATATTTCTGCTGAATATTTAGTAGCATTACTAACTCTAGGATGATATGATTCCAATACTAAGGTTTTATCATTTGATTCCTTTATAAGATTATAAACAGAACTTTTACTTATTTTGAATTTTTCAGCAACTTCTTCTGCAAAAGGCTTATTCTTTCTAATATAATCATAAAGTTCTTTAATATTTATTCTGCTATCTAAAGTATCTTTTCTTTGCAAATTATGCTTTTTGACATAGTTTAGAACAGTAGTTTTATCAATATTGAATATCTTTGCAATCTTTAAAGAACCAAGTCATTGATTATACAAAGATACTAATTTTGTTTCTTCATCTTCTGATAATTTACATGGCATTCTCCAAAAGCTACCTCCTTTTGTTGAGTTATAACCTTTGTTAAAACTATCATAGTATGCTATCCAATAAATTTCTCTATCATCAAGTTCTTCATGAGTACAATTTGGTAATTCTTCAATTAGTTCTATCTTAAAATGTTCTTTACCATATTTGCTAATTGCTTTCTTTATTACCATATTAGAATCTTCATTAAGATTACAATGCCTTTGAAATCTACTTTTTAAAGTTTGAATAGTTTGACCTACATATATTTTATCATTGATGTCATTTACAATCTTATAAATTCTTCCAATCATAGTTTTCAAATTCTACTCTCTACACTACTTAAGGCTTTTTACTTACTTAAGTTAGCTCGGTATTACCCCAATTTTTAACTTCTCTAAGTCATAGGAGGGCTTCACCGATTTTGCCCAATTTTCATAACTGATTACTCAGTTAAGCCGCATATAAGTCTACGGTATTGGTTCCTTCATTCCTACCATCACTGATAACTCTAATGGGATAGACTTCATTAAGTTCACCAACTATTACTACACCATTAGGAAACCAGTCCTCACCAAAGACAAGGTAGAAAGGCTCACCATTGACACCAACATTATTATCACCTTCACTAACAGGAACATTGTCAATTGTTCTTGCTTCTACAAGAGGAATATTCTTGCTTGAAGCACCCACGACGTCCCATGTATAGTCGTCATCACTATCATATTCCTTTGTAGGAAACTTTGATAAGAAGGTGTCAAGGGTCTTGCCTCTGTACAAAGCTAACAGCTGCACCATAAGATTAGTTGCCTTTTGAGGCTGCAACTTAAAGATATTACCAAGGTGGTTAGCTTTCGTTACTTTAGAGTACCAACCTGTAAAGGTCTGACTCTGAAATTTGCCTAATTTACCTGCCATTTTTTATTTAATCTAAGCATTAATAATCTATATAGTAGTGCTTAGAAATCAAGTCTCATACCCTTAAATAAAGTATCATTTTCATCATGGTTAGTAACCATATTAAGGTTACCACCAGAACCTCTTGTATTATTAAGGGTCTGTTCAAGTTCCCTAAGCCCTTTCTTCATTTCTTTCTTTACCTTTCCCTTGGCAAAGGAATTAAAGTCCTTAAAGCCATTGGTCAAGGTGAACATCAATCCAACATTCTTAAGGAAATCAGCCCTATGCTCCATCTCATACCTCTGTAAGGCTGTGTAGTATTCACCTGTCTCAGGGTCTCTGTACACTGGCTTGGTAATTGAGTCAATAGCCTTACGTCTGATGTCTTTTGACAACTCTATGTCACCCATCAGGTCTTTGTCATTCATAATAGAAGTCTTAAGCTTCTCAGCCTGTTTACTTCTTTCTGCTTTCTCAGCATTAGCCTTATCCTCTGCTTCCTTTAGCAAGTTGTTGTAAGCATCAGAGAAATACTCCTTATTACTCTGAAGAGCTTCCTTTGCATCCTCTATGTCAGTACCTGCATCAATGGTTCTTTCTGTAAGCTTCTGTGCCTTAGCAGCACTATAGCCCTTATTGATGAAGTCCTGATAGATGATGTTCCTTCTAAGCTGATCTCCTTTGTCTCCCTCCTCACTAATCTGTGCATCAGTAATGGAGTTAATATAGCCTATAGCATTCTCATACTTCTTAATGTCTGTAGGCTCAACTCCATTCTCAAGAGCTTTGGAGATTCTCTTTTGCTTGTCATCAAGTCTTGCATTGACCTCAGCTTCTATCAAGTCACTGAAGCCTTCAGCATCTGTTGCCTTCTTGATGTCCTCTTCATTAAGGTTAGGGAAGATACCATCCACTGCACAAGCATTGGCAATGGAAGAGTAGAAGTTTTGGTTTGAAGAAGCACCACTGTTTGTATCAGCCGATGGCTCTTCCTTTTCCTTACTTTCTTTTTCTTCATCACTACCTACGCTCTCTGGCTTAGTTTCCTCATTACCTTCCTCAAACAGGTCATTGGGGTCTTCAACCTCAGCAGTGTTATTCTCTTTCTCTTTTGGTTCCTCTGTTGGTGATGTTTCCTCTTTCTCTTCTGTTTCCTGTGTATTGTCATCAGGCCCAGAGAACAAAGAATCTACATTATCACCACTGAGGATGTTGTTAAAATCAAGTCCTTCCATATTATTCTTCTTTAGTTCTACTTTAATGCAAAAGTATTAAATAGTTGTTATAGTATCTTTTGTATAAATACTTTACTAAGCTCTGATAAAGAAACTACTTATGTATTAGCTCTTTATGAGCGTCTTTCAAACATCTTAAGTCTGTCTGAAGGCTTACCAGGATAATTCTTTTCCCAATAACTGTCATTGGCAAGTGTCTTTGCCTTTGTGTCTCTATTCTTTGTAAGATTTCCTTCAAAGAGAATCATCTTTTCCTCTCTGTACAGCATTAACTGAACCAAGCTCATGATACTATCAAAGTTGCCTGTAGGATTCCACAGAGACAATTCCTTCAGAAGCTCTCTGTCCTTAATATAATAGAGGTTAGGAATAGATACTTCTACCTCCTTTCCTTCTGCATCTTTCTCTATTCTTGTAACTGTCTTCAATAGCCAGTCCTTAATTAGCTTATATCCAAAGTTAATAATAGGTACTGTAGCTCTTACACCATAGGCTGTGTTGCCTATTCCCTGTACTTTTATAAGCTGTCTGTCCCTCAAATACTCTGGAGTCTCTGCCAGTAAATAGAGACAGTGATGCCTGCTAAAGTAGGCAAAACATCCCTTTGCATTATTCTCATAAAGGCATTTACCATTATAGAATAAACACATCTTCCTAAGTGTCTCATAAAGGTCATCTGACATAAGAGGTCTTCCTATGTAAGAGGCTGCTAACCTGTCTGTCCATAAGTCAAGACAATGAATAGAACCTAATGATACACTGTCTGCTTGGTCATTGTAGTAAGGGTCAAGGCTTAGTATATATCTTCCTTCAGGCACCTTACCATCAGCACCCTTTTGAGGCAACTCATAGAATTGTATAGCTCCCTTAGGGTCATTGTCTTTCTTCAGTGGATAATCTCTGATTGGTGTGTCAGTGCTGTTTACAAACTGTACCTCACCTGTATTGCCTGTGAATACAAGATTGCCAACATATACATCATCAAATGCAGAAGGATTGTTATCAAGCTCATTAAGTCTGTTGTTAAGCTCTGTTACAGGGAATATGTTGCCTTTAGTTCTAATAATTGCCTCTTGAGGAGTAATCGGATATTGTGATATACGTTTAGCCAAAGTGTTGGTATCTGTACTGCCATATTTTACTTTGTATCTGTCCATCAGTAGGTTGAGTAGTGCCTTAGTCACATCACTGTTACCATTCTCATCAATACATGTGTTGTCATAATTGAGATATGCAGGATAGAATATGGTAATCTTTCTTCTTCCTTGCCCCTCCTTGTCAAACACATTGTCAAGAGCTTCCATGTTATATCCCTCAGGGGAATACACCATTTCTGCAAAGGCTGTAAAGTCACTTTGGTCATCACCCGCAGTATTGTGTGTAATAATATTGTTAGCAAGATAAGTATGACTTTGCTCTGCTGAAAGATTATAAATAGTTTGGTTACCAATAGATTGAATACTTGAAATCTTTCTAATTATATATTTCTTTGTGTCATAGTATCTGTTCTTTTTTACAGGCATTGTACTAAAGTAGGTACATAAGTCATTAAGTTTTTTTACTTTAGCATGTTGCATAATAGGAATATGCTGTTTGAAAAGTTCAATATTAGTTCTACCACCAATAAAAAGGATGTACCAATGATGCTTATCTTTTCTATCTTCTTTAATACTTGGTTTATTTTTTACTATGTAGGAAGTTATACCAAATTTTCGTAATAATATAGCTACTTGTTCAAGTATATCTCTATTTGCTTGAGTTAACCCTATTTGAGAATAAGCTCCTTTTAGATGTATGCATCCATCTGTATCATATAATCCTGCAAGGAGTAATTTGGTATCTTCCTCTGTAAGTGTCATAAATTTAGTGGGAAGTCTTTTAGCTGTTTTTGTTTGTCCATAAATACCTGCTCTTCTTAACATAGGACAGATACCTTTTATTCTTATATCCTGATAGTGCTTACCTCTTTGAGTTATATGTTCTGCACTAACTCTCCAATTATATTTTTCTTTTACATAGTTAAGAAGTTCTGCATCTTCACTTGAATACTTAGGAGTATTGCCATAGCCATAAGAACCATCCCCAATAAGCATACCTATTAATCTAGCATCTTCAAGAGTGTCTGTACCAAATGAACCTATATATCTTCCTTCAACAATAGTATCTCCTACTTTAAGTTCATCAGCTCTAACAAAAGACATCTCTGGTACCCTATATCTTTCATCACTCTTACCTATTCTTGGATAGTGCAATTTATACTTTAAGATAGGGTGATCTATAGAACATTCAAGATAATTTTTGTCTTTATCCCAAGAAATCTTTATACAAGGTTTTGTTCTTGGTTCTATCAGAGTTCCTATTGTGTTTTTTACATAACCATTCTCATCATAACCAATAATACCATCTTCTTTTCTTAAATCTTCTATATTGATATTTCTACCATCATTTGTCCATACTTTTGTGCCTGCACATACACAACCATAGCTAATGATTTCGCCAAATACTGAGCTACCTTGCTCTACTGAAGGTCTGATAAGATTATACATACTAAGCAAGTCCTTGAAGATACCTGCCTCCTCTACTAAGTAAAGCACACCACGAGAGCCATTCAGCTTATCTTGGTTTACACCTGATATAATACCTGACACTTCATTCTTACTGCCATACTCTACATCACTGCCTTTTTTCTTATATCCCATCTTCCATGTAAGGTCAGCAGTACTGCTCTTCAGTCTTAGTCTTGGAAACTGGGTGTTCTTTGCAGCAAAGTCAATATCATCCTTAAAGACTGTAAGTATCTGATTGGTTCCTATGAGCTTTGTCTTATCAGCTGCTGTCACAAGGCACTGTACTTCCTTTTGATTTTCTACAGTCTCTCCTAAGATAAATCTCTTGGCAAGCATTGCTGCACCTAATGTAGTCTTTCCTCTACCACGAGATGCCAACTCTGCTGCCTGATGGCCATGTAGTCTTGCTTGATAAAAGTAGTGGCTGACAAAGAACTGCCCATCCCAAAATTTAGGATGCTTTACTACACGTACATCAAGACCATCACTTCTTTTAACTGTTTGGTGCATGGGACAGTAGTTTAGCATATAGTAGTAGTCACCTGTTACCCACATGCCAGTGCTTAAGTCTACATAACCATCCCATGACCTGTCTACTTCTTCTCTAATCCACTTTCCAAAGTCACTGTTAGGATTTCTATTTGGTCTTAGGTTAGTATAGCTACCTGTCTCTTCCCATATCTTAGCTGTACTTCTAAAGTACTCACTATTCTCAAGTATGGGTGGTTTAGTAACATCAATAATAGCCCTGCCTTCACTATCTCTTGGTAATTCATGAACATAAGGTCTGTCAGGTGATACCATCCATCTAATGAATGGCACATTGTTTATATAGTCCCAGAATTGCTCCTGCACTTCAGCAGGACATTGCTCCAGATGCAAGTCCTCAAGGGGAGTCTGACACTTATTAAATTTCATCTCTTCCATTATTATCTCCCTCACTAATCATTAAACAGGCACAGCCTAAGCCATGCCTGTAGATATGAACACCTCCTTACTTCTTTAACTTGCCACCACAAGCATATTTCCTGCCTGTAGACTTGTTTGTTGGTTTACTACTCTTCTTAGAAGAACTTGTCTTTTTTCCACTTTTACATGCCATATTATTTGTTTTTAATTAGTTAGTTATTCTGAAATCTTGTATATTGCTATATCCCATACATGAATAGTTGTATCATGAATATCATCACTATAAGTATGTACCCATAAAAATACATTTTCTGTAGTTGTATTCCATGTAAGCTGCCATATATATCTTGTTCCTGCGCTACTAAAGAGATTGTACCTTGTATAGATAGAATTAGATAACCAAAGAGTAAAAGGTTTAGTTGTGTAATCCTGTGAGCCATCATTAGCATTCACTCCCAATGTGCCATCGCAATTAACGCAGAACAGATATTTCTTACCTTTCTCAAGAGTACATAGGGAATCATATCGTCTATAGCCTTGAGCTTTTTTATTATTCGTATATACCAAAGGATTATCCTTGGTATAGGGCAATGATACCATGTTATTGGTAATCTTTAAAGTTGTCTTTACTCCTTTCATATTACCCTCCTTTCTTTAGAGAGTAATAAGAAAGTAAGTAGAAGGTATTTAAGGATTACCCCCCCTGAATATCAGCACTATTTGCACACCAATCTGTTGGAATACTACCAACCTCTAACTTGACATTCTTTATGGACACCATTCCACCTACACTATCAGAATATAGTCTTGCAATGATTACACTACGTGATGCTGCTTTTGGAGCTTCCCAACAAATCCAATACTTCGTATACTTCGTTGTAAGAATTATGGGCATATATCCATCCACATTTTTATTTTTATTGCCTTGACTACTCAAGGCACTTGTAATATTAGATGGATAATAAAAGAATGATATTATTTTATCTCCTTCATTTGTTGATTTAGCTTCAAATGATACTATAAATGTAGTGGAATCTTTTGGTAAAGCAACATTATTAAATGATACCAAATCCCTGTAATTTTTAGACGGGGGAGTTAACTTAGTCCATTCTTTAGCCACACCATTAACACTTGTACCTTTTAGTAAGTTAGCATTAACAGCTGTTGTGAGGCTTACTTTCACTCCTTTCATGCTACCTCCTTTCTCCCTGCATAAGCGAGGTTGATTACGAGGGCAGTAGTATTACGGTGATAATTACGTCGTGCCCCCCCATTTCTGTTAAGTCACGGATGATGATGTTACCTACGTACCACTTTGTTGGGTCTATTTTTGTTTGTTCTAATTGAAAGAACAACGTAGCTTTGTCCCAATCTGTATCTGGGTTATCTTCTTTTCGATAAATCCCCCAGCCATTGTCAAGGCTTTTATACAAGGCAAATCTGTTGCCATAATGAGTCAAATTGGCATTATGACCACCATCATATCCCCAAAAGCCGCCACCAAGAGCAAGTGTCCCCGATGCGCGTTTTGCGGTTATCTCCCATTGATACTTGTGACTTTTGTACACTTGGAACAGATACTTCCTGTTGTAATTATCACGATTTTGTACAATCATAGCATTGTGACCATCGGGAGTTTTCTCCGTAGCAAGCTCACCCCAATAATCCAATATTAGAGGGTCTGGCCACATTTGCCATGCTGTTGTTATCTTACTTGATATTCCAATCATAATTCTCGTTTTATGGCAGGCAGCTTTCACCGCCCGCCGTGTTAATTACTCACTTACACTCTCCGATGAAACTGATGCAGAGGCTGAGGAATCGGCGGTGTCGGCAGGTGCAATCTGTGCCTTCAGCTGCTCTTGAACACCTGACAAAGCATTAAATGCCTTCTCAGTATTCTTAGCTGTAGCACCATATAATTGATACTGCAACTCACCATTATAAGGTGATGCAGAGAAGTTAGCTATCTGTATACCATCATAGTAGATGTTACCATTAGCTGAAAGAATGGTCTTTGCCTGTTCATCAAGCTCAAAGTTACCACTTGCTATCAACTTGTCATCAGTTGCATCGGTATAACTGTAGTTGTTGTTAGAACTTTTACTTAAAATCTTTAATGTTCCCATAGTTGTATATTTTAATTATTAATTATTATTCTGCTTCTACTAAGCACCATTTAGTACCATTACTTATAACCTTTACATGATTAAGTTTGTTTATAGGGTCAAGCTGACTCTGTGAAGCACTTGTATAATTGTTACTTATTACTATAGTTGTACTATTATGTATAGTAGAAGACCCTTTAGTTGCAAAATCCAAATAACTACCTTCCTGTGGTACAAGAGCCATACCTGCCGAACTCTTTCCTCCACAGAAATAAAAGTCAATACTTCTTCCTAAGGATTTATCAGCTAGTGGGAGCTTTATGTAGAATTGTCCTGTGAAGCCTTGTGAATAATCCAAAAACAGGGTATCACAATTATCTGTTAATTCATACCAATGATTTCCACTTTTATCAATAGGAAGATTCTTAAGTTCCCCTATATCATGTCTAATATATCCTCCATGGAGTTCCCCTCTTGCTTCTATATTGTTAGCAAGTATTCTACCTGTCTGTAAGTTGACTATATAGTTAGGCACAAAGCATGAATCACCTTTCTTTATTCCTAACTTATCAGCAGTATCTGTAAGAAAACCATCTGCATCTATAGGAAAGCCTTCTGGGTAATTCTTATTAAATTTATTATATTCCTGTGACTCTTTACTAATAACTCTTGTATCACCATTAGAATCAGTTGTATATGTCTGAGTAATACCAGAAGTACTAAACATAAACATATCCTTGAATACAGATGCACCTATAAGAGCTTGTAATATAGTAGCTGCTTTGGCATTAAGAGATGTGGCATCTATCTTATCTGCTGTAACAGCATTAGCAGCAATCTTATTAGCTGTTATAGAACCATCAACTATAAGCTCTCCATTAGTCATCCTCTTAACAGTTGGGTCTATCAATGTTACCCATCCACTGAAGCCTTTTTCACCATTTATACGTAGAACTACTTTAAAGTAACAATCAGATGAATTGGTTAATGATATAGCTGAAGATATGTCAAGTAAGGTTGTAGTATTTCTTACAGCTGTATAATCACTTGGAATATACTCATGAGATACTGTCATCCCATCAGCCTTATAAGTAATAATGCCTAAGGTTATTCCTATATTTGATATAT